AAAGTGACGCATACACTTCCGCCCTTACTGCTCCGCAGCAAGGTATTGCGCCTCTCGTAGGTCTTACTGCTTATGAAACGAAATCTATTAACGAAGCTGGTCATGAAGTTACTGTTGTAAATACTGCTATTGTTGATGAGGACGGCAATGCCTTTAAGGTTGACTTTGAAAGTAATGGCGAAGCTCTTAAGGGCGTTAATTATACACCTCTTAAGGCTGGTGAGGCTTTAAATATGCAGTCTCTTGTGTCTCCTGTTACTTCTGGCATCTCTATTAATGATTTTCGTAATGTTAATGCTTACCAACGTTATCTCGAGTTGAACCAATTCCGCGGATTTAGTTATAAAGAGATTATCGAGGGCCGTTTTGATGTCAATGTACGTTATGATGCTCTGAATATGCCCGAATATCTTGGTGGTATTACTCGTGATATTGTTGTTAATCCTATCACCCAGACTGTCGAAACTTCTAATACGGGTACCTATGTAGGTGCTCTTGGTTCACAGGCTGGTTTGGCTACCTGTTTTGGTAATAGTGACGGCAGTATTTCTGTATTTTGCGATGAGGAGAGTATTGTTATCGGTGTTATGCACGTTATTCCTATGCCGGTGTATGATTCTTTGTTGCCTAAATGGTTGACATATCGCGAACGCTTGGATTCATTCAACCCTGAATTTGATCATATTGGTTATCAACCTATTTATGTTCGTGAATTAGCTGCTGTACAGGCTCGTCAGTTTAACGTTGATCCGATGACTGTGTTCGGCTATCAGCGTCCTTGGTATGAATACGTCCAGAAACCAGACCGTGCACACGGTTTGTTCCTGTCATCTCTGCGCAATTTTATCATGTATCGTAGCTTTGCAGATGTACCCGAGCTTGGCAAGGATTTTACGACTATGAAACCAGGTGATGTTAATAATGTGTTCAGTGTTACTGAAGTAGGTGATAAAATCCTCGGTCAGATTCATTTTGATTGTACAGCTCAATTGCCTATTTCTCGTGTTGTTGTTCCCCGTTTAGAATAATTTGTTATGAAAGTATTATCTCGTATTAATCCGTCTGAACCGTTTTATCGTGTATCTGTAAAGCGTGTTTCAACTGATGAACCTGTTATTTCTGGTTTGTCGATTACTCCCTCTAATATTGAACGTCTTGCTCGTCAAGGTGTTCCCGTATCTGTTCCTAATGCGAATAATTTCTATTCTATAGATTCTGGTCTCGAAGTTCCCCCGGAACTCAAAGTGGATGCGGATAGAAATTCTCTCTGGGAGATGTCCCAGCAGTCAAAAGCGCGTATTATGAAAGCTCGTAAACGTGAAAAGGATCATCTTACTTAAAATTGTACTGTCATGCCGATTAAAGATTTGTTAGGTGTTGGTACCTCCCTTTTGGGAGGTGCCTTCTCTGGTATTGGTGCTAAAAAACGTCAAGAATCTGCCATTAAAGCCCAGCGTGAAGAGAACGAAAAAGCTCGTAAATGGCAGGAAGATATGGCGAAATGGCAAGTAGGCATCGAACGTGAAAATCTTGCTGATGAGCGTGCCTATAATAACCCTTCCGCTGTCATGAAGCGTTTAAAAGATGCTGGCTTGAATCCCGATCTCATGTACGGTAATGGTGCTTCTGGTCTTGTGGATAGCAATGTCGCTGGTAGTGCTTCTGTTGGTAATGTTCCTCCTGCTGATGTTGCAGGTCCTATTATGGGTACCCCTACTATGATGGAATCCCTTTTCCAGGGTGCTGCGTATGCTAAAACCGTTGCGGAAACGAAAAATATTAAGGCTGATACTTCGAAAAAAGAAGGTGAAGTAACATCTCTTAATATTGATAATTTTGTAAAGGCTGCATCTTCTGATAATGCTATAAAAATGTCTGGTCTTGAGGTTCAGCTAACTAAAGCGCAGGCAGAATATACTGCTGAACAGAAAAGCAAGCTTATTTCTGAAATTAATGATATTAATGAGCATGTTAACTTACTTAAGGCACAGATTTCTGAAACATGGTCTCGTACTGCGAATTTGGATAGTGCTACCGTTCTTAATCGTACTACCGCTATACTTAATAATCGCCGTTTTGACCTCGAGTGTGAAGAGTTTGCACGTCGTGTACGTGAGACTGATGCGAAAGTTAATCTTTCCGAAGCTGAGGCAAAGAGTATCCTCGTAACTATGTATGCTAAAGTTAATAATATCGACACTGATACTGCCCTCAAACAGGCAAATATCCGTCTTACGGATGCCCAAAAGACGCAAGTCGAGCATTATACTAATAGCATAGATATTCACCGTGATGCTGCTGTTTTTAAGCTTCAGCAGGACCAAAAGTATGACGATGCTCAGCGTATCGTTACCGTCGCTAATCAGGCTACTCAGTCATTGTATCATATTTCGCAGGTTGCTTCTGATTGGCTTCCGTCTCCTGGTGGTATTGCGAAGAAACTCCTGCGCTCTGGTAAGAAGTAACTCGCTAATCGCCGTTAGGCGTACTCATTATCCATTAATGCAGCAAGCCGTAGGCGTGGCGAAATATACCAAATGAGCGTCAGCGAATCGAGCGAAGCGAGCCAAGCGCGTTACAGGATAGATGTATCCGTAAATGCTAATGGTTCGCCTCGCTTTTTCCGTTTACCCTTAACATTAGACGCGCGTACCCTAAACCAATAAAAATGAGTAGGATTGTCCCACGGCGGTTAGAGCCGGCTCTATCCCTCTTGATAATATAAGCGCAACTGACATGTAGACTATTGAAGTTGCAAATGATACCTTAGCATTATAGAAATAATATTCCGAAATATGTTTTATAACATATAGTCGGTTCTTGCTTTTATTTTTGTGATGATTTTATTTTGCATCATGTTAAACAATAATTTATTAAGTCATGGAAAGAAGATATCAAGGTGTTCTAAAATTTAAGCGTTTTTTTGGTGTTAAGGCTGGTCGCTCTATCTGGAGAGAGTCTTTTGTTAAGACGCGTGTTTATACCGATCCTTTACCTGCTCGTTCCGAGCTTTGTTGGCTTCGTGATTATATTGTACCTGCCACTGGTGTCTGTGTCATTGGTTATTATATTGATACTTTTTTTGATATGGATGAAAATCTTCCTTTATAATCATGGATATTAAGTGCTTGCATCCTGTTATTCTTATCAATCCAGAGGCCCGTAAAAAGGCTCTGAATTTTGATCGTATTTACATTCGTGAACGTTGTCAATGCTGGATCATGGACACCTTTGTTCTCGAGCCTTGGCAATATTCTCCGAAAAAATGGTCTATTGGTCTTTCGGACATAGAGCATTGTTACCTTTTAAATTCGGAAACTGGTGATATGATTCCTCTTTATATCGCTGTCCCTTGTGGTTCTTGTATTATCTGCCGTAAACGTAAAGCTAATGCTTTGGCTACTCGCGCTATCATGGAAACAGAGACTACTGGTTCTGCGCCCCTTTTTATTACACTCACTTATAATCCCGAACATCTTCCCAAAAATGAACATGGTTATGAAACACTCCGAAAATTGGATTTGCAATTGTTTTTCAAGCGTTTACGCTCTCTTCTCGATAATCAAGCTATTCCTCATTCGCTTCGCTATCTCGCGTGTGGCGAGTATGGTTCTAAAACCAAGAGACCTCATTATCATTTACTTTTGTGGGGTTTCCCTGTTACACATTTTAAGGATATACTTAAGGTCCAATCGTTTATACAAAAAGCATGGTCTTACTTCCAGGTTGACGAAAACGGTAAACGCATACCTTTCTATGGTAAATGTCGAACCTGTCCATTCAATCAATATAAGGAGCGTAACTCCTGCTCGGCTGTTGCGCATCTATGCGCTGGCGCGCGCTTACGTTATCCGTCAGGAGCTTTTATTTATCGTCGGTATCCGATCGGATCGATAAAAGTTCTTCCTGCCAATTCTGGTGCACCTGCCTATATCACTAAATATATGGTAAAAGGCTCTAATGCTCCGCATTCTACCTGCGAGCCTCCATTTCGTACCGCTTCTAATCGAGGTGGCGGTATTGGTTCCGCTTATATCCGTTCTCGAAAAGACGAGATTTTGAGTAATCCCTCTCTCGAAGCTCTTCCCGTTGTTGATCGTGTCACCGGTTCGGGTAAGCTTTTCTTTATGCCTATAGATTCATGGGTTAAATCTACGTTAATTCCTTCTCCTTCATCCTATTTAAAATCGAAAGAGTATGAGACAGTTCGTAATTTTTGTTACACTTTTATATTATTTGAACAATGTGCCCAGCAATTATATCGCCTTTGGCCTATGGCTCGCTTTATTGACGGTGAGTTGCAGTACTATACGGATGAGTTTTGTGATCCCCTTAAGCGTAAAAAATGGGCTGAAGCTTATACTCATGTGCGCGAATATGCTCCTGTTAATATACCTTACATTAATATTGGTAATTGGATAAAAGATCGTGAGTATTTTAATGAATATATGTACACTTTAACAGAGCGTTTGAATATTTTAGCACGAAAAGTTTTGGAAATTGAAATAGATGATTCGTATTTTCGCAGTCGAGAACAGTATTTAAAAAATCGTGTTGAGATATTTAAAAAGAAGTATGGTGACAAAAAAACAAATCTTGGCGCTCTTGCGGAAAATATTGCCCTCTCCGTTGAGCGCAATAGATGGCGAGAATACTTTTAACCTCGTAGTGTATTATGTTTTGTATGCACTTGTCGTTATTGGTCTTTCGCTCTTGCTTTTGTTCTTGCCGTCCTGTACGGTAACCTTCTCGGTTCAGAAAAACAACAACAACTCTACTCAAAGTAGTGAGAGTAGTAGTTCTTCTTCTGTGGATTCTACAACAATTTTTCAACCTCAATCATTTAAGTAATGGCAAGTGTATTTAATAAAATTGGTGATGTCAAAAATGACGTCAAGCGTAACAGTTTTGACTGGTCGCATGATAACAATTTTACTACAGATTTAGGTCGCATCACTCCTGTTTTTACAGAGTTGGTGCCGCCTAATAGTTCTATTCGTATTAAGCCCGAGTTTGGACTTCGGTTCATGCCTATGATGTTCCCTATCCAGACGAAGATGAAAGCCTATTTGTCTTTCTATAAAGTTCCTTTGCGTACACTCTGGAAGGACTATATGGACTTTATTAGCTCTGATAACACGGAAGAGTATGAACCTCCCTATATGAATTTTTCAGCTAATGATTATAACGAAGGTGGTGCTCTTTCTCCCTCTGGTCTTGGTGATTATTTCGGTATACCTACTAACCAGCAAGTTTCTGGTACCCCTATTGGCAATTTTGCTGCTCAATTTTCAAAAGATAAATTTGATGTCGATGGTCGTGTTTTGCGTGTAAATACCAACGGTTTGCTCAATGACGCTGGTGTTCTTTCTGACAATTATTTGGAAAACGGTCTTACCGTTTCTGGTACATGTAATAATGGCTTGACTGATCTTGCTTTTGTTCCTCTTGTCTCTGCATATACCGGTAAATCTGAACCTTATAAAAGTCAGACTGTGTTCTTGAACTTTACTTTCTGGTTGGAACTTCGTACTGCTAATAATCCTGCTTTGGAGCTTTATAAGAAATGTTTCGGCTTTGAATTTATTAGTTCGATTGATATTCCGTCGACTACTTCCTCTGGTCAGTCTCCTTTTGATCGTGTTTATATGTCTCCTGCGCAAGTAGTCATTCGTCAATCTCCTACTAATAATACTATGACCCGTATTACGGCTCGTGTTCGTATTAAAGGTCATATTGATGCCTCTGGTAATATCAGTTCTAAATTGTATTTTGCCGTCCGTCAAGCTTCCCAGTTTTGGAACTCTGGTTCTAACCATACCCTGAAATTCAACTATGTTGGCTTTGAGGATTTTACCGTAACTAATTATTACGCTGGTGTTACTCCGTATTACGGTGTTGGCTCCACGGATAATAAAGCTATTAAGATTTCCGCTTATCCTTTCCGTGCTTACGAAGCTGTGTATAATGCATATATTCGTAATACTCGTAATAATCCGTTTATTCTTAATGGTAAAAAGACTTATAATCGTTTTATTACCAATGATGCTGGTGGTGCTGATTCTCTCACCCCTAAATCTCTTTTTTATGCTAATTGGCAAAGTGACGCATACACTTCCGCCCTTACTGCTCCGCAGCAAGGTATTGCGCCTCT